GATTCCATGTTAGGCTGGACTATAGAAGCAGGTGCTGTAATGCCTGGGTGGCCTTGGGTATCGTCCCAAACCAAGACTTCAGTATTACTATCAATATTCTAACTCGCTGTAGTTCAATGGATAGAACGGTTCTCTCCTAAAGAACAAATTCAGGTTCGATTCCTGATAGCGAGGCCATGAGTAAATAGTTTTATGCGGGATTAGTTTAATGGTAAAACAGCAGATTTCCAATCTTCGGTCAAGAGTTCGATTCTCTTATCCCGCTCCAAATAATTATGCTAGTTATCGATCAAAATAAAACCTTTCGTAAATTTGATTTTAGTTCTGTGATTTCTGAAGAAGATAATCAAGAAGCCTGCAGAATAGTAAAGAGCATAATAGCAGATGGTAATTATTTTACCAATTCACCTAAGTATCAAACTAAAGAAAATATATTTGCTCGTCCTGAACCAGTTTGGTTAAAATACAGGATGAGTTTTTTATTTTCTGTATTCATGTATCTGGGTCGAGAAGTTAAAGTAGGTAACATGATGGCCTGGTCGTTTATGACTAATCTCGAGGGTGCAGAAAATCGAGAAACACTATGGCACCATCATTGGCATCCTACTAAACCAGAAGCCAAAATGTTCAGTGGAATTTGGTATCTACATATTCCTGATGATGTTAAAGATCGAGATTACTGCGGAACAGAAATGGCTCCAAATGGGTTAGATCACGAAGATAGATTTTTTGTAAAACCTAGCAATCATTCATGGTTGCTTTATCCCTCGGATAAATGGCATCGACCCGGTATTGTACAAAGTAATCAATATAGATTTATATTAGCCGCAGACATAGAATACTTCGATTGACATCAGAGCAGTTTGGTGCTATAATATAACTTTAAGGAGTGAGATATGGCACCGTGGATTCAAAACGTAGCACTTAGCGACATCCGTAAAGGGTTTCATATCGATGCGGGCATCAACTCTATGCTGATCCAAATTTGCGATCCGCCAGGAGATTTTCCTACTCCAAAATATCAATTCAAAGAAGTTCATCAGTTTCAGTTTTTGGACGTTGAAGAAAAGGATCATGTTTTGGACGAGGCAATGCGTTGTAGTCAAGAACAGGCTAACGAACTTGTACGTCTGTTACAACGTGCATTTGAAAATCGCATGAATGTTGTTGTTCATTGTCATGCAGGTGTGTGTCGCAGCGGGGCAGTCTGCGAAATTGGTGTTATGCTAGGCTTCCGTGATACTGAAGCATTCCGTAGTCCTAATCTACTGGTCAAGCACCGTATGATGCGAGCCTTGGGTTGGACCTACGACGAGCAGGAACCACATTCTATTAATGGGAAACCTTTGACAGAAGATTGGACTAACGACAACGAAAAGATTTTTACACTGGCTGCAGAGCGTAGAGCACACAGAGAAAGAGAAGGTGATATATGATACATTTGAATGTTTTTGAATTAGATAAAATTAAAAAGATCTGTGAAACTACAGGTGTAGAATATTTTGTACTAGAGCAAACAACTAACTCTGGTATTGGTAGCATTCTTACATTAACTTATGAAACAGAAATAGCAGATTATCCTGCTAAAGTATCCGTTGAAGTAACTGGTGTAGAAAATTGGTAAAGAAAGGAGAGCACTATGCCAAGCGTATTTTTAGTCAGTGACACGCACTTCGGCCACGCTGGCGTGTGCCGTTTCACTCGAAATGATGGTGTTACAAAGTTGCGTCCGTGGGACGACCCTGCCGAAATGGATGAAGCAATGATCAAGGCTTGGAACGAACGTGTCAAGCCCTCGGATAAAGTTTACCATTTAGGTGATGTTGTTATTAACCGTAAGGCCATGGCAACATTGGGCCGTTTAAACGGGGATAAGGTATTGATCCGTGGTAACCATGATATCTTCCGTGACGACGAGTACAGACAGTACTTTAGAGAATTACGAGCATACCATGTTATGAACGGAATGATCTTAAGCCATATTCCTGTACACTCGGAAAGTTTGGGTCGTTTTGGTGTTAACATTCACGGACATTTACACGCAAATCGTGTAAAGAAAGCCCGTGGTGTTGATGCACGTACTGGAGAGATCTTGTACAGCGATGAGATTGATACTAGATATCATTGCGTATGTGTGGAGCAAACACCAGACTTTGCACCTATCTTGTTTGAAGACGTTATCAAGCGTATCGAAGCAGAGGGCGGAAGTGTTGGGTTTAAGAACGGAAACGGTCCTACAATGTGACATTATCTACGTAGTTTATAGGGCTCTTCGGAGCCCTATTTTTTTGGCTGGACTAAATATATGAGTTAGGAATGATTCCAGGAGTTACGTTATGCCATTACAGCTTCGCAGAGGCAACACCGCTGAAGTTAACAGTATTACGCCCTTAGTAGGCGAAATAGTCTATGACACCCAATTAAAAAGAGTCACTGTTGGTGACGGTTCCACTGCTGGTGGTATAGCCATTGCTGGCGTGTCTTTGAATGAAGCCAAAGATGCAGCAGCATCTTCCTTGTTAGCAGGAACACATAAAAATATTTCTTTTGCTTATAACAGCACAACAAAGGTTCTAAGTGCCACTGTTGATATTCTTACACACGAAACAATAGTTGCAGACGCCATCGATGTTTCTGCTGTAAAAGACGGATCTACAATAATATTAGATGTAGCCAACGCTACCCTTTATGCAGATGTAACAGGAAACGTAACCGGCAATATTAACGGTGTTGTAACAGGCACTGCTGGTTCTAGTCTTATCGGCAATGTTACTGGTAATACCACAGGATATCATACAGGCGATGTTAAGGGTTCTGTATTTGCAGATGACTCAACAGTATTAGTAGATGGCGTATCTGGAAAACTATTTGGAGATCTAACTGGTAATGTTACTGGCAATTTAACAGGTAATGTTACTGGTAATTTAACAGGTAATGCAGATTCAGCAACTGTTTCTGCAACCATTGATATTACAAATACTAACGGATTGGCAACTGTTTACTATCCAACATTTGTACAAGATAGAACAACCGGCCAGATTCTTCGTGGGGATGTAGATCTGTCATATAGAACAGATACTAACACATTAACTTCTCCAAATTTTGCAGGAAACCTAGTTGGTAATGTTACAGGCGATGTAACCGGTAATACCACAGGATATCATACAGGCGATGTTAAAGGTTCAATATTCGCAGATGATTCTACTGTACTAGTCAATTCTGTAGCAGGATTATTGAACGGTTCTGCTATTTCCGATATTACCACACCACGTGTTACTATTAATAGAAACAGCGATACTGGAGTTTCTATTCTTATGAATGCCTTAACTAGTGCCGGTGATACTGCATCGGGTGCTGAGTTCCGTGTTTCAAGAGGCAGTCTAGCATCTCCTACTAATTCTTCAGCAGGAGATCCTGTATATCTGTTAACAGGTAAAGTTTGGAAAACTGATATCTCCGACTATGCATTATCATCTGCTATAGTTGCAACAGTTGGTAGTGATCCTTTAGTATCAATGGCAAACTATGTCAGTGGTGAATTACAATTTTATGCCACAGACGGTACTAGAGATGTATTCGATACTGCATTTTCAATGACTTTCAACGGGGACGGATTATTATCTGCCCCAACTGTTGAAGCGAGAACTGCATTCCAATTACCGGTATATGCTAATGACACTGCTAGAAGCACAGCCATTCCAACACCAGCAGCAGGTATGATGATATTCATGCAATCGGGAACTAGCCCTATGGCTACTAATGTAGCACAAGTATACGACGGTTTTAACTGGGCGAACCTATAAGCACTCAGAAATCTGTAACATAATTCTAGGGGAATAACTTATATTGGCAGCACCGTGTAAATCGGTAGCATAGTCAAATTGATATAAGTCCCCTAGTTTGTAGTCCTTAATCATCTCCCCTTTATAGATAAACACATGTCCGGGCTCATAGTCCATGAGTGGCATCCAGTATCTTTTAACATCAGAAGTATGAGTGAACGGATCAGAGTGCATGGGCATGTATTGTCCAGGCATTAATTTTGTAATCCACCAACTGGCCTTACCTTGACTCCAACTAGGTTGAATATCTATTTCTAGATCATCTTTTTCGTAGATCGTCCACAGCGGCTTTGAAAAATCGTAACCTGCTTCTTGGGCTAGTTGATATTGCTCTCTTTCAAAGTAATTTAAAAGATCTCCAAGATCAGGTCTTGGTTTTCCAGGCCGTTGATTAACCAATTCAACCCAACGCGGATCTACCCAATCTTTGTAATTTCCTATTAGATTCATTTTAATAACTGTCTACTTGATCTATACCTAGTTTCTTTCTAAAGTTTTCAGTGAACACACAGTCTATCCTAACTCCGTATTCTTGTTCTCTAGAAAATTCTCCACCGTGCCAGTCTTGGTCATTCCAAAAACTAGCATGGCCATTCATATAACATTTATTTTCCGACTCTGAATCTCTAACATAAAATCCACGCTTAGTCCTAGAGCGCATGTGAATGAATTCATTTTTGTGAGGAGTATATTGATCGTTATTGAATATTCCGTTCTTAGCATCTAGGTCACGATGTTCAAAAGCAACTCCATTGTGATCACACAAAAATATAATCACCCTTCCTATCTGTGAAATAACATCTGTGTCTATAAGATTCTTAATCCATGCAACTAACCCGGGAAAATATTTAGATTCTTCGGTTTGATTTTTTTCAGAATTTCTAGTATCCCAATTTCCTTCTTCCCAAAGAAAATAATATATGTAAGGATCATTTGCTCCCATAGTTGCTTTGAGATATCTAGTAAAAATATTTCTCTGTTTATAGTCTTTGAAGTTATTAGGAAATATTTCTTTACCTGCAACCTTAATAGGATCATTATCTGGGAGTGCCTGATATTCGTCAAATGCCTTATGTATAGGTTTCCAATCAATAATGTAACTAGCATCTGCCCATCTAAATCCAGGAGCCATCCAAGTTCCTTCTTTGGCATACTCTCTAGCCAAAGCCATACCTTTGGATATTTCAGGGTGTAGATTTTTGAATCCTTCTATGTCTAAGTAAGGATC